CAGACAAGTTGAATTTAGAACGAATAATAAAGGAGAATAATGTGGTGGACTGTACAGATGAAATACGTTCTAAAAAACACAGTTCCCTTATAAGAGCCGACGTTGACAGAATGCTTCATTTGAAAAAAACGCATGATAAAAGTGGGTTGGATGAATTAATTGATCTTCAGTGCCCATTCCTATTTATGAATTATACAGATATTTTTAACAAGTTAAAAAAGGACGAGTTGAACGTGAATACTTTGTACGAATTCTTGGACGTACTGAAAACTATAGAAGATGGCGTTTTAAATCAACACGAAGGAGCTTATAAAATAGGCAATCTTTTGAAAAAATTATATATCGACAGTGCTCTGGTTTATGCTAAAAAGCTTGACGACAAGAGTTCTTCTGAAAAATCCACAGGAGCAGACAAAGAAAGATTGCCCGAAGCGAAGGACATTTCATGGACAACTTACAAAAAAAACAAGGAAAGGCACATAAAAACATAACTAAATAAAATATACATCTATTTCAATTAAAAAATACATGTATACAGTTATTATTGTTGAATCTCCCACAAAGGCTAAACTAATCCAGTCTGTCCTTGGAATGTCTTACAGATGTATTGCGTCAAATGGACATTTTAGAGAATTGGATATAGATTCGCTACGCATAGACTCGCTACGCATAGACTCGCTACGCATAGACTCGCAAATACACGATAAAAGCATAATTCCAACCCTGGTATATAAAATAATTCCATCAAAAAAGGAAGTGGTTTCAAGAATTAAAAAATGCTTAAAGGGTTCTAACGGTGATGTAATCCTGGCAACGGACGATGACCGAGAAGGAGAGATCATTGCGTGGCATTTGTGCCAGGTATTAGGGTTGGAAGTGAATAAAGCTAAACGAATAATCATTCACGAGATGACAAGAACTGCGATAGAGAATGCTATCCTCCCAATAAATATTAAAACAGTCAATATGAATATTGTTCATTCGCAGCAGACAAGACAATTAATAGACATCATAGTAGGATATAAAATTTCCCCGATTTTATGGGAAAGAATAAAAGACGATAAAAAAGGATTGTCTGCTGGACGGTGTCAAACTCCAGCACTAAGACTTGTTTATGAAACAACGAGTACACAGTCATCCATTAAAGATAAACATAAACTTCTCTATAGACCAATTGGTTATTTCACTTCAAAGAACATTGCTTTTTCACTTGACAAGACATTAGAAACCAAAGACGAGGTCATGAATTTTCTTACCAATTCTATTTCAAAACAATATACCTTTGTTTCAAGAGAGGTTAAAAATAAAACAATGCCGTTAAAGAAACCGTTCACTACAAGTTATTTGCTTCAATTAGCCAGTAGCGAATTGAAAATCTCTCCTAAACAAGTTATGGAATCATGTCAAAAATTGTTCGAAAATGGATATATAACATATATGAGAACTGATGGAACGGTATACTCTGATTTTTTCTTGGAAGAATCAGAGAGATATATTAAAAAAAAGTATGGGGAAAAATATATTTCATCTGAAAATAAAGGAATATATTGCAACAGTTCTCCTCACGAACCTATCCGCCCTACAGATGTTAATTTGGAAGAAATGAAAGAAACAGACAGTATAACAAAACAAGAGGTTGTCCTATACAAGTTAATTCATAAACATTCTATTAAATCTCTCATGGTTCCTCCTATTAATAAAATCATGACGGTTTGTATATCAGCTTCGTTAGATGAAAAGAGGTTTGATTGCGATTTGTATTCACACGCATTCGAACAAATGTTATTTGATGGATACGACATTGTAGATGGCAAAAATAAAAAGAATAATGATGAAAATTCTATTTTTACATTCCTTCAAATGATCAAGGTGGGATCGAAGGTTCCTTACAAAAAGATTTATTGTAAACAACTCATTGAAGATGAGGAAAAGAGAAAATTCACAGAGTCTAGTTTAATCGGAAAATTAGAGGCATTTGGAATAGGTCGCCCATCCACCTATTCAAACATTATCGAGAGTATTCAAAAAAAGGGATACGTAAAAAAAGAGAATAAAAAGGGGAAAATAATAGAATGTGTTGATTATTTCATTGAAAATAATACGAAAAATGAAGATGAAATACAAAGATGCGTTTCGAATAGAGAATTTGGTAATGAATCTGGGAAATTATTTATTCAACCGGTTGGTGTAAAAATAGTAGAGTTTATAGACAAACATTTCAACTCTATTTTTGACTATGAATATACAAAAAGAATGGAATGTGATCTAGATTTGATTTCGAAAGGAGAGATTAACTGGAAGAGTGTATGTGAAAGATGTCTTTTTGACATTACAACACTTATTGACGAATTATGTAATGAAAAGGAATACATAGATGAAGTCGATGAAGTTGATGAAGAAAAAAAAGGTAAAAGTATCGGGACGTATAAAGATATTCCCATTTACATAAAATATGGAAAGTTTGGAAGATATATAGATTATGATAATAAGTTTATTTCTCTCGACCGAAGTATATATTCTATTCAAGAAAAACAAGCGATTTATATTATAGAGAATAATTACGAGAGAATAATAGATGATGAGATCAGAATAAGAAATGGTAAATATAGTGATTATATTTATCATAAGAAACTAGGGAAGAAACCGACATTTTATAAATTAGACGGATTTATAAAAATTCACGGAGAAAATTCATACAAAACATGTGATCTTAAACTATTGTCAGATTGGGTTTATTCTATGATTAACGATAAGTCTAGAGCCAGCTAATAAATAATTGGAGAACGGATATTATACGTTTTTAACATTTCATTTCGAAGCATATTGACCTCAATCGTAAAGGTAAAAGGGAAGTCCTGAAAGTCCACAAGACGGCCGTCGTGATATCTAAATTTGAATTCTAATTTAGACAATCTCTCTAAAGGAGGATCAAAATAACTCATATTGTTTAAAAACCCATTACTAGATTCGAACGTAATGCCGTAAGGGATACTTGTGACAGGTATTTTGGCAAAAGCCGAATTTGTTTTCGCACAATAATCGTTTTTATAAGAAGTCGAGGTAGATGAAGAATAAGGGTAGATTTCGTCGTATGTATTATACTTGTTAACCTCTAAATAAATACAATTGTCTCCTAGCAGTTTAGGAATGGACGGAGCCTTTACATAATATACAGGTCGCCCGTTTACGGGTTTTAACATTGTGTATGGAGCATTTAAGGAAACGTCATTGACTGAATTAGGCATTCCATTCGTAGATGTATTTATGCGGACATGGTCGACGTAAAGAGGCTTGTAGCTCTGAGTGGACGTATATTTTTCCTTTTCAAACCCTATATAAGAAGGAAGCCCCCATTTAGTATATTGACCCCAGGCGTTGATTTTGTTTTGACAATTTTTTACATCATATGACAATTCCGTATCAAACAAAAGTGTAAAAGAATTATATACATTTCCAAACCAGAATTTTTGATTTGCGGCGTTGAAATATATTATAAAATAAGAATATTCGCCTGGTTTAGAAGTCAAGTAAGTCGAGTACTGTGCGCTATAATTGTTACTAATGTCGGTAACCAGAACGTCCTGAACAGCTCTGTTCATTTTGGAAGTCAATTCATTTGAAAGTTGTTCTGGGGTATAGAAGCCGTCGTCAATATTTATATCACGAGTTACTGTAACCGCACTACCACTAGCATCTTTGAAATCTGCTAAATCAAATGTTAAAGAAAAACGTAGTTTAGTGTTTTGAAGACTATTGCTGAACGAGTAGAAGTTCACTGGTAAAGAAATGTCTAAAAGTCTCAAAGACTCTACATTTACGTAAGAAGTTGGCAATATAACTTCGAAATGGTTTGGATTTGGCCATTTATTCACGTCCCTGTCTTCCGAATGAATTGTAAGTAATTTGCGATGGTGTAGATAATTCTGTTCTCTCTGAATTAATTGATGATTATTTGTAATTTTTTGGTTGTTCGGATGACTCATTTATTTATACACTATATAAAAAGTAAGATATTATTAAATATATATATAAACTATAATATAAAATGCCAGATACCAGTTACGAGAATACTATTTTTCTAGGATTCGCTTTTGTAGGAATTATAATTAAATTGTTTTTCGGAAACAATTTCACAGAAGACGGGAGTTCTGGACCTGCTAGTTCGGCTGTTTGGGGGTACGGCTTGATACTTACTTCTATTATTATGATTATTTTTCTAAAAAGCATTTCAGACACAAATACTCCTAGTTTTTTTTCTAACGAGTTGAGTTTTAGCTCTATATTAAAGTTTATTGAAATAACGTTTGAGTATTTAAAATCTATCGCTCCATTGTTGCTTATATTTATAGTATTACTATGGATTGTTATACTAAACAATAGATTTTTTACAAGCATAAATAAAGGAGTTGTTTCGCAAGAGTTTTTTTCTTATTCATTTCTTTCAACTATTTTAATTTTCCTACAATTGACCGTTATATATAAGTGGCTTTTCACTGGGAAAGACGGAGAGAAACCTAAACTAGTTACAATAACTTGTTTGTTCACTGTCATGAATATTGTTCTCGCGGGGATGATGCAAGTTGTTTTAGAATACTTTTCCACTGACGGATAGGGGCTAGGTTATACGAATTTAAATGTTAGGCCGTAATTGTTTTCTGATTCCCAAATACCAGATATTTTAAGAAATACCAATGTCTTTGGTATTGATTTTGCATCTTCATTCATATTGAGAACGCCTCTACTGAGCTTGTCATATAAATGTAAAACTGGCTGCTTGTCAACGATGTTTATTTTCTCCAAAATACCATTTTCGATCGAGTATATTTTTTCTATAATCTTCTTGTTGTGAAATATATTTGGGTCAAACGAATATTTAAACTTGTTGAAATACCTATCTACTTTTATAAACTGAATAGGAACTTGCAGATAAATACATGCTAAAGTTGTGAGAGTGTTTGAATAAATAAGTTTGATGAAACTACTTCCTTCTATCACTATATTTTTTACTGGATAGGAGAAGAATGCGTGTTCGATTTTGAAATCGTCAATATTCATTACCAAATTCATTATTTATTGGAATGTGGCGGGGTTCTATACTATATACGAAATCTCTCTATATTCTCTTGTTGTAAAAAGTGCACTTTTTAAATGAAATGGAATTACGAATGTAAATTTTTAAATGTATTATATAAAATGATCGATTGGATAGAAATGTCGGGCATATGTTTCATTGCATTTAAAACAGATTCTCCTTGACTGATAAGAGTTTTTATCTTTTCATTTTGAATTTTTAAATAAGTACACCAAAGAGAAGACAATTCAGGATGAGTGTCCATTTTTTCTTTGAATGTTTTCATCAATCTCTCTAGTTCATTTGCCATAATTTCATTTGCCATTTCATTTGCCATTTCATTTGCCATTTCATTTGCCATTTCATTTGTTTCGTCCATTTATTGTCTAAGATATATAAACACATAAACGTATTGTGTTTATCTATTTATTCAAATAAATGAACTTTTTAGAAACACAATTCAAAGATTATATTAAAAGTAGCGAGACAATTCCGTTACATCCGGATTTGAAAGATTTATACGATAAAACATTTCCACATAAATTGTCGCATTTTAAAAACGTGATTTTTTACGGCCCGCCTGGAGTGGGAAAATACACTCAAATGCTTACATCGATAAAAAGATACAGTCCGTCCGGGTTAAAATATGAAAAAAAAATCAACATCTCATTCAACAAGGTCGACTATTTTTTCAAGATGAGTGATATTCATTATGAAATAGACATGTCATTGTTAGGATGTAATTCGAAAATGTTATGGAATGATATGTATAACAACATAATTGATATTGTAAGCATCAAGAGTGAAAAATCTGGAATCATTTTGTGTAAAAACTTTGACGAAATAAACAGTGAATTATTAGAAGTATTTTATAGTTACATTCAGAAACATCCTTTTGTTGATTTAAAGTTTATTATTTTGACTGAAAATATTAGTTTTATACCAGATAACATAGTCAAGTGTTGCAGAATCATTCGCGTTCCTAGACCTACTAAAGAAACCTATGAGGCGGTATTATCTAAAAACGTAAACGATGGCCAATGTGAAAAACTCGCTAATGTTAATACTAGTCGAATAACAAATATAAAAAACATAACGGTTCAGCCATTTAACGAAATATTATGTAACAAAGTAATTGATACTATATTGAACATTGAAACACTTCGGTTTCAAGACGTCAGAACACAATTGTACGATATATTTATATATAATTTGAATTGTACAAATTGTATTTGGTATATTGTAGAAGAACTTGTCAAAAAAAATAGATTAAAAGATAAAGATGTTCCTGATACATTTATAAAGATATATTCATTTTTACAATATTACAATAACAATTATCGACCTATTTATCATTTAGAGAGTATTATATTTTATTTAGTAAAAAAGGTTCATGGATTATGAAAAATCATGCCTTGTAATGGAGTTGGTACATCCATTCACAAAAGAAGAATTGAAAAAAATGTATTATAATTTGGCATTGAAATATCATCCTGATAAAAAACGCGACGACATGGACGAAAAAACACAGACTGAAAAATTTCAAACCATTTTCGAGGCCTACAGTTTTTTATGTAAAGAGTTTGATGATGGAGCTGATGAAGTTGAAGAAGAAGAAGAAGTTGTTCGGGATGACAATTATTTGTCTATATTTAGCAAGTTTCTCTCTTCATTGACCGGTGTAGAGATTGATAGAAAAAATGTTGTAGAAATAATACAGGAAATAATTCAGTTTACTTCTTTCAAAACGTTTGAAAGATTGGACAAGGAAACAGCAATCAAAGTGTTTACATACATTGAAAAATATAAAGACATTTTGATGATAGGGGAAGAAAATATAAATACTCTTAGAGAGAAAATGCTTGATAAAACCAAAAACGACATTTTTTATGAAATTGTAGTATCAATCGACGATTTATTAGACAATACCGTATCTGACATAGAATTTAATTCTAGTATATTCCCCGTTCCATTGTGGCACGACGAAATAACATTTCCATTACCAAAAAAATCCATATCAGACGACACTGTTAATGCTACTTCTATAACGTTTAAATGCGTGTTGAAAGAGATTCCCGATCATATTTATGTAGACGAGGACAATAATTTACATGTAAATATAAACTTATCTTTAATAAATGGTATTTTGGAGAGAGAATATATTGAATTAAAAATAGGCAAAAGAATTTTCAAACTTTCTATTTGCGAGTTATATATTAAAAAAATACAGACATATACATTTTATAATTGCGGCATATCTCGCATAAATACAAACGATATCTACAATACATGTAAAAAAGGAAATGTTTGTGTACACGTTTCTATGAAAACATAACGACAACAACTTGGATAAAAAAATATAACACAATGTGTTTGTGTTATATTTAAATTTATTTTTATTGATTTTATTTTTTATTGATTTTTATTGTTTTTTTTTATATTTTTCAATCTCTAAAATCTACGCATTCTTTCTAACCACTCTCTTTTTTCCGACTGTTACCTTTTTATCGTCTGTTTGAACTGTATCAAATGTCGGAGCACCAGTGTTTGTAGTGTTGTTATGCGATTCTTCTTGCTGTGAGGATTCCTCCGTATTCTTTTCCTCCTTTTCATCATCACTGTCATTTACAATTTCAACCGCATCATTTTTTTTACTCTGTGCGGCGGCGACTGGAGTACTATAATGTTGTTCTTGTTCATCTCCTCCTTCCTTCTCGCCTCCTTCGTTATTCATCTGAATCAAACACATTCCCTTCAGAGACGCTTTTGGCTTTACCGCAGCCTGGAGCAACTTCCATGTACATCCAAACTTTCCGTTAGCAAACCATAAACCGCCGCATTTGATAACAAGAGCGACGTTAATGCCTTTTGGAATGAACTCCATAGGACTCATTTGAGTTGCGCTATTTTTATTAGGGAACAGCAGCGTTCTATTCATATCGTAAATCTCACACTTGAAATCTCCGTCGTAAAAGTCAACCTTTATTTTCATGGTAGGTGCCTTTGTAACATCAGGTTCGCCTGTATTCTTATCCTTTGGATATTTCAAGATAGGATGAAACAATGCGTCTGCTACTTCCGCACTGAACTTTGATCTGGGTTTATTGAACCACTCCACAGAATTATTCATCGCGTCTTGCTTGATTTTATTTTGAAACGCCAACATGTTTTCCAAAAACTTGCTGTTTTGTTCATTTGGATAACTTTCATTAGGAAACTGAATGTTCAGATCATACGACTTTCTTCCACTAGCCTCGTCGACGAATTCATTCATTCCCCATGTATAAATAACAGGCGTACTCAGCAAAACCACACTGTTTTTCGAGTTTAGAATACCTACCGACTTACCTCCAGACTTGTTTACTTTGGGCTTTGTAAACTTGACGTCCTTTGCCGGATTAAATTGCGTCGCGTTGATAACAGTGCTTTCAGAGTTCATCTTTGTTGTTTGCTGGTAGCTGCTCATGGTCTTTGTATGCTATAAATCCTTTATAAATCTTTAAATCAATTTTTTTTTAAATAAAAATGTCCGAATGAATATATAATCTAGATCAAACCAGATGAGTTTATTTATATTTCATATTATAGAGTACGTCACTGTAAAAACTTCTCTTTTCATAATTGAAAATACACTTTCAATTGGATACTATATCGGGTCCTCCGCCGCAAGTTACATTTATTCTGCTGTGACGAACAAAAACAAATCTTCGGATGTAAAGAAAGAAAACATGTGTAACGAATTGGACGAACTGAAAAAGGAATTGATCCAATTAAGAAAAAAGGTAGATGAATTGGAGAAAGATAAAGAGAAATGAAAAGCATTTCAATATTTATCAACGTAAAAAATAAAAAATGTATTTCAGTAAATACATTTTTTTTATTTGGTTTTGGTTTTTTTTTTGCTTTTTATTTTATTTTATGTTATTTTTTTATTCAAACCGCAGGGGCAGTCACAGAGGCAGCAGGAACTGCCTTTGAAATCTTTGCGAAATGACAGCTCATGAATTTCTGAAGATTGAAATAAGTTAGAACGTCGCCGTCCTTGAGCTTTAAAAGAGCAGAAAGTTTACCGTCAGCGTTAATCTGTCTTCCATTTGACTTGTCCTGGAGAGAGTTGGCTCTGATATACATATTGATCTCACGAGTCACCTCGGTTCTCGCCATCTCAGAACCCGACGCCTTTCCTAGAAAGGATGCTAGTTCATTGCTAATCAGGGTGGGCTTGACAAAACCGCTAGGAGATCTGTTGCCGGCATTACTCCCCTTCTTTTTGTGACTCTTCTGAAGAGCGCGGAGTTCCTTGTTAGCATACTTCTCCAAAAGCTTGAATTCGCTTTTAAGAGCGGAAAGAGTACTTACAGTCTTGTGTAGCTTGTCGAAAAACTCTGTAAACATAAGGGTGAGCTTGCTCTCTGTAGGAGCAGCAGCCACTTGAACTGCTGGAGCAGAGACAACAGGAGGTGTAGAAGAAATGACGACATTCTCAACGGATGCTGCCGCCACCGGGGCCACCGCCTTTGTCTTCTTAGCCTTCACCTTTTTCTCGGCAGCAGGTTCTACTGCTGCGACAGCGGTGGGAGCGGATTGTTGCTTAACCTTTGCGGAAGTCTCTTGCTTACTTTCGGTCTTTTGAGAAGTTTCAGTTTTAGTCGATTTAACCATGTTGTCGTTGTTATATACTACTATAACAAAGTTTATTTAAGTGTTTTAACGCATTATATTATATATTGTTTTTATTCTGCTTGTATTGAGATAAGAAAAACAAAACCGAACGCCATTTTTTCCTAAATATAATGAATCGACAAGAATATATATAAGTAAAATCAAAAAAAAATAAAAAAATGTGAAACTATATATTAATGTTTACTCAAATCACTATGATGAAAAATAGAGGAGAGCCTTATGTTTCGTGGAAAGGAGCATCTACAAATAGTGTCATTCCGTCATGGTCTAGACCACTTCAGAAAACTGAAAAAAAATCAAATGGTACGGCTTTCAAGTCGCGTCCAATTAAACATTGGAGAAAACAACTAATGCCAGCTCCATACAGCGGAAGCGGTATTTCTGCAGTCGGAATGCCATTTAATTCTCCTGGAAGTGAAGTATTTTTAGGAAAAGGTTCTTCCTCAAATTGTGCCAGCTGTTCTGATTCCAAGGCGTCTATTACTAAAAGTTCTAATGGGACGGAAAAAACAAATACTATTTTCACATATAGTAGTGACAAGATTTTTGTTGAAGACAAAGCCGTATGTGTAGCATGTAACCCCGAGGCCAATATAATTAAACCTTCGAGTACGATACTTAGCAATAAATATTACTCGGATCGAGTGTCCTATTTAAAAAGTAGGTGTAAAACATATAAACAAAATCTCTCTGGCAATCCAATTAAAGATCATAACTATTTTAACGGAACTACCCCAATATGGCCAAGCGATAACTCTGAAAAAGGTTCGCAAGTATTTTCTACGAATGACTGCTGCAAAGTTAGCGGAAAACAAACTAATTTAATTTACAAGCCAAATAACAGTCAATATGGGCGTCAGGGCGCGGTCGATTCTTCAGACAGAATTACGCGATTGAAACTGAATACAATAAATAAAAATAAAAAATAAACACTTTATTATAACAATACAAGCATTTTGCCTGTTTCTACTCCTCGACTACTATTGCCAAACTCATTTAATGGAGGAGAGACTATTCCTATCCCCATGACGCCTGGTATAACTATCATAATGACTCCACCAACCCCACTTTTTGCCGGCATATGTGTTACTTTCCACCAAGAGGGAGACTCGTTATACATGCCGTGTCTCGCCATATGATTGACTACGTAATCGACATTTTCCTTAGAGGACAATTCTTTTTTCGTAACAGGATTGACTCCACCGTTGGCAAGTGTCGCGGCCATTAAGGCAATATTCTCACTAGAAATCATGTACGAACATTGTTTCGTATAACATTCAAGAATTGTCTCGGGGTTTCCATAAAATCTTCCGTATTTCATTAAATTCGTCACAAGTTTACGATTGTGTTGATTATTACCTAGTTCCGACATGAATATTTTTTTATTAATCGCTAGTTTCTCTCCACAAAAGTTCTCCATGTTTTTTTTAATGTCCTTGTCTATTTGTTTTTTATTTTCTTTATCAGACATATTTTTATCATAAAGCAGACTAGTAGTTGCCATTGCGCCTGCATTTACGAATGAATTAATTGTATGATTTTTTGTTTTCAAAACATCGCCTAGAGAATTAAAGCTGTGAATTTCCTTTGAACTTCCTATTTTTTCCAAAAGTGTTTTAATATTGTATTTATTTAAAGCAAGAATAAGGGAGAATACTTTTGAAACAGATTCGATTGCTACCTTTTTTTTGTAATCTCCGACATTAATAGCATTTCCCATTGTATCGCATATAGAAATAGCATATATCTCGGAATCAACCTTTTCAAGTTCCGGAATATAAGACGCGTTTTTACCTTTGTTCTGTTGTTTCCGAAGCAAATGATATATTTTTTCTATTTTTCCAATATCTTTTTTACCAAACGGCATTGTATAATAATATATAATATATAAAATATATAATACATTTATCAGAGAATTCGATTGGTTCAAACTGGTACAAATAGTATATTAGCCTATTGTATAATATGAATTGTATTTTTATTTGTGTATTTAACCAAGAAAAATATATAAATATGTTTTATCTTCTTTTAGAAAGTATATTTATTTATGGAAACCTTGCGGACGAGACAGAGATACTAGTTTACACGTCGACACCTTTTATGAAAATAATTAAAAAAAGTCATTTGTTTGATTCCTCTAAAATAAAATTCGAAATAAATGATTCGTATAATAATGTCGATAGGGCATGCAGATCAAGATTGGATTTATTCGAATTACCCTCTATATCAAAATATAACAAGGTGCTTTATTTAGACACTGATATTTTAGTAAAAGACGACATTACCAATATATTTAATGTTTGTACAAAGGATGTCTTATATGTCCTGGAAGAAGGCACAATAGAATGCGATACCGACTATTGGGGGGCAAGACTGTTTGGAGACGAGCTGAATAATTATCAGGACAAAAGTGCGTTTACAAGCGGGATATTATTGTTTAATAATTGCGAAAAAGTGAAATTCTTATTTGGTAAAATAAAGGAACATATTTCTCAAAGTAATTATACATTTAGCTGCTATGATCAACCATTTATAGTATACAATTCATTCAAATATAATTTATACGACAATAAAACTCTAAAGTCCCTCGTTGTAAATAATGATCACAACATTTGTAGCGATAAAGTTGTACATCATTTTCCAGGAGGTCCAGGCGTGTATCAACACAAAATACACGATATGACTATTTTTTTGAATAATCTCAAAGATCTTACTATAGTAACTAATATAAATAAAGCAAAAACATATATTACCGATTATTTGATGCCAATCGTTCATGAATGCGGAGAATATTTAGAAGGAAATATTTTCATGTTACACCATACAACTGAATATACGGATGAATTTTTAAACAAGACGAAAAATATAAGTAATTTAGTGCTGAATAAAAATATTAAAAATATTATGGAAATAGGATTCAATGCTGGGTTTTCGTCATTATTGTTTCTTTTAAGCAATCCTAATCTGCAATTGACGTGTTTCGACCTTGGTGAACATTCTTATACAATTCCTTGCTACGAAAAATTAAAAGAAACATTCGGGGAGAGAATAAATCTAATAATCGGTGATAGTACTCAAACCGTTAAGAATCATTCTGATGTATTTGATTTAATCCATATAGATGGAGGGCATTCCACGGAAGTAGCTACATGCGACATTATAAATTCCTACAGATTGTCTAAATCAGGAACGATATTGATAATGGACGACTATAATTTTGGAAACCTGAGAGAATTATGGGATACTTATATTAATAAATACGAATTAAAAAAAGTATCTATAAATATTTACGATTCTATTCATCACGATATTAAATATGTTTACGACCTCTAACATTTATTAGGCAGCAGGGCTATTTAATGATGCGCAACCGATTGATATAACCATGGCAATGAAATCGCAGCATGACTGCTAACTAGGGTCAGTGCGCAAAGAACGTAATTCGCTCCCAACGTTTTGTATGAAAGAGACCGGCCTTTTTTAATGGTATTTTCAATAATCTGCAAGGCATTCTCTCTAAGTTCTTCGTGTGTTTTCTGTGATAAATAATTTATAAAAATACAATTAAACGGGTTTCCGTCAGGATAACAAATCTCCCGTTTTACGTCTGGATGTAATTGTGCTCTATAATTCCAAATGTCAAACAATTCTTTGATGAATATTTCTATTTGTTGTCGATTGAGAGATAAAAACCAACGCGGATCTGTGTAATTTCCTAAATTATCGATGTACTGAAACAATTCGATCGTTTTAAATTCAAGTTGTTTGATATGCGAAATTTTCGGAGGAGGAACTATTAATACCTCTACATTCTCTTTTAGGATCTTAGATAGACGTAGGATCGCAAACATATTCTCTCTATTCGCGGCGGAAATCTCATTCCTATTGTAAGGATTCTTGAATTCGGAATCTGAGTTTGTTTTTTTATAGAGATTGTAGAGAGATAACATATTAAACCCATATACTCTTTCATCCACATCCTTAAAACTTATAAACTGACTCATGTGTATATTTTTCATAGATTCTGTTGTAAAAAAATCAGTGTCATTTAAACAAATATCCCTTTTAATACGAGCAGGGCCTTTTGCCGAGTTATACCTTTTTAACATATATAATCTCCACGCGGTCTGAATTTTTTTAGCCATTGATATTTTCGTAAAAAAGAGTAGTAATCTCTCTTTCAATTCAGTTTTATTTCCAGAGAGTTTTTGTTTATACTTTTTACAGTATTCCTTCAGTTGTTTTATTGTCAATTTGGAGTTTTTGATATCATCGTATGTCTCTTGCGTCTCCGTGGTTATCAGTGGTGGAGGTATATTCGAATTTTCTAGTAACAATGGATAACCGCTTATAACAATATTCATTTTATTTTACGTTTCTATATTATAGTATAATATAAATATATCTTTATACATATATATTTATACAAATTATAAATAGTATAACATTATAGTATGAGCATTAAACGAATTATTGGAATTGTCGTGGTTTTTGTATTTCTTTCTTCCATTCAACATTTTATATATAAATACAAATACAAATGCGGTGGAAAGGAAGGCATGGAAAACGGCAATGAAAAAAAGATAAGGAATGTTTATTTGCTTGGCGACAGTATAATTAAAAATGATTCATATGTAACCCGAGGAAGGTCTGTGGAATATCATATTAATACTATGTTAAAATCGAATAAAAAAGGAGATGGGGTAAATGTAATAAATTTAGCCATAGATAATTCGTGTATTAATGACATTTACGAACAGTTGCGATATATTCCTGAAAATTCCAAAGACGGAATGATATTTCTCTCTGTCGGGGGAAATGATATATTGAAAAAGTATGTATATATATACAATACCGATTTCATAGGTTTACCGAATTTATTTAAGAAATACAAAGATTTGGTAGAGAGAATTAAAACGCAATATCCACAACACAAGCTAGTTCTTATGAATATTTATTACCCACCAAACAAACAAATATTCTCTCCATTTTATCCTCTTATTACTGAATGGAATAAATGTTTATTAAGCGTAAGCGATGATATAAGCGTAAGCGATGATATAAGCGTAAGCGACATAATACACATTGACGAAATTATGACAGAAACGGATGATTTTGTTGATAATATAGAGCCATCTGAAAAAGGAGGTGAAAAAATAGCAAATTTGATAACAACCCATATTTTATAAACCTTCAGACTTTACACTTATAGAGTGAGTACCTTATTTAATTTCTCTTCAAAATCTGCAGAATCTATATTTTTAAAAGAATAATTTGATACGATCTTGTTTGGAATATTAACTTTTGATAAATCAAACATTTCAATGATTGATAACAAATTCTTGTAATTTATATTGGCATTTTTTACTGTATTATTAATATAGTAATAAAATGAATTCGGAGTCGCTTTATTATTTTTAACAGCACATTCATAGGCACTAAACAGTTTGAATGCGTTTTTAATTGGAATAGTAGATGTTTTTTTATTATAATCTGTTCCCGATAATACGCAAATTTGTTTAAAGTCTTTAAACGATACGTTTAGAGTTTTCAAAATTGAGTCTAGGTCATAATAATCTACAGTGGTGCTAAGTAGATCTAGCCGTTTAAGTATCCTTGGACATCCGTACATAAAGAGATCCATATCGTCGCTCATACAGGCGTATGCTGTACCATCTATAACCATTTTTGAACACAACTGTTCTGCTTCTCCTTCATGATCGTAATAAGTTATCCCATACAATTCCATCAACTGTTTTACATTATAGATATCTTCTCGTTTAATACGAACAAATTTATCTTCCAATATTGTCAATCTAGAAATTAATTTGTTTCTATCTTGGTGTAAATAGTCCTTGGACTTTTCCAATACTAATAATTCATTCGATAACAATTTATATTCATTTTCGGCTTTTTTCTTATTTTCCTTTCTATCTTTCAACGTTTCTGTCTTTTCTATAGGACCTTTTCCGTCAAACACGAATATGGGTGTTATCTTGTTATTTCGAAACATAATTATCATATCATTGAAATCTTTCAACAGTGATTTCCTCCCCTTGAATTCGTACATGTAAATGCTTGTATCGATAACAATTTTTTTACCAAATAATAAACTTATATTTATAGTTTTTATCTCTTTCCTATACCAATGCGCAATTAGACTATTTAATCCCTTTACTCCCATATTATTCTATGTGATCTAATTAATACCACACATTTAATATCAATTTTATTATCAATCATTGTAATAAAATTGAAATGAATTTCATTAAAAATATATTCCATCACAAACTGATTGACGACTGGAAAACGAACGAATCTAGCAATGCCAAACGAATCCGCTCCGACAAAGGGTGAAAGCGACACCGAGATTTTGTACAGCGACGATGACGACGACGACGACGACGTGATAGACCTTACGATCGAAGAAGCAGAGGATATATCGGCGTATATCAGCATTACTATTGCTAATATCCAAGATGACGAAGAAAATGATGCCGATGATGAGGACGAGAGTGTTTCTCAAGTTTAAATTTCGTTTTGTTTGGTTTGTTTTTGTAAAAATTGTTTAAATAGATAGAGAGAATTAAAAAAGCCTTTTTTTTTAATAATTTTTATCTTATGAAAGACAAAGACCCAAATGAAAAAAAACTATATATGTTCAAACCAGAAATCTGAAACATAATAGTAAACAAAATCTACACATGACTTTGAACAATAGTACCCGTCAAACGCGAAATAATTCTTATCGTGTAATTCAATCAAACATTTTGGATTACAACAACGATTTATATTTTTGGTAATATTTATATATATCTGCAATACACAATCATATGCCAAGTCATTTTTTGGAATTTTAATTAATAATGTTTTATAAATATAATTATTACTCATTTATATAATACTTTTATTTTTAAAGATGACTTCTTTTATGTAAAAGTTCGACTATGAGTTTATTGCTCTTTACTATATTAGTCCTTCTTCTTTTTATTTCCAATTCGCAATGATGTAACTGTAAAGATATTGACTTGGTGTCTACTCTATTAACCCTATTATCAATAAGATGTGCTATTATAAGCGTATTCGCAAATCCGTTTATTCTCAATTGTAATCCAGTTATCTCTCCTTCTTCCATTCCCACCTTTTTAGTTTCATAATCTATTTTTTTATCTATTTTTTTAATTGAATGTTTTTACTCTTTTCTTCAGGCGTCATCTGTTCCAACTCTTTCCTTCTTTCATATTTAACTTTCATTGCCTGTCTTTTTTTGAACAATTCTTCCGCCCGTCTTTCATCATATCCACTTCTCCAGACAAAATCTCCCTCTGCCTTTAAAGCGCATATCTCGTTCTGTAACAAGTCAATAAAGTCTCGAGATTCGCGCAATTCTTCTTCATTACTGTGCTCAGGCATAGGATAGCAGTATTTTTCCATCAAAATCTTGTAAACACCGTCCGGGATCTTTTCTCTTACATCGAAAACATAATCCTGAAGTGTTTGTTTTTCTTCACCGCCGCTATTGGGGTCCTGTACTGAGGTCGCGATCTCTATAAATTGCTGTGTTTGCTGCATCGTAATTATGGTCTTCGGGGTTTTTTGTATTGTAATTTATTAGTTTATAATCAATTCAATTTTCTTTAAAAAAATAAGTGTTACTTTTTCTTCAAGGTATAGCATAATTTTTTTAGAATTTGATTAAGGACTTTATTTTTATTTTTTTTACTCTTTTTTTTCCGGCTTAATGTTGAACCTCCTTCTATTTTCTTTTCCTCTTGATTTTCTTTTACTATCGGTTCCTGGACACCTGCGGGAGGGTTATTTGCTACTTCTGGAACCTCTTCTTGTTTCTTAACTTCTGGCACCGCCACCGGTTTATCAATGACCTGGTTGTCAATGACCGGTTTATCAATGACCTGGTTGTCAGCCACCGGTTTATAAATGAACTGGTTGTCAATGACCGGTTTATCAATGACCTGGTTGTCAGCCACCGGTTTATCAATGACCTGGTTGTCAGCCACCGGTTTATCAATGACTTCTGGAATTAAAAGGTCATTTTTTTCATCCAGTATAGGTTTAGGCACATCCAGTATAGGTTTAGGCACATCAAGAACTTCTTTCTTTTCTTCCAGTGGTTTTTTTTCTTCCACTGGTTTGTTTTCTTCTTTAGTGCTTGATGGAAAAATGTAATCCAAAAATGATTTTTCTTTTACATCCTTATCCTTATCATTTATAACATCATTTTGTATGTCTAAAAGTTTCTCTTCTTTTTTTACATTTACATTGTTGGCAATTTGATTTTTATCCAATTTTTCACTAATCGTACGAATATCTCCCTCCAGTTTTTTAAGTTCTATCTGATTGTTTTTATCCGTTTCTTCTATTTTATTCATCAACGATTGTTTTAAATCTTCGAATCTCATTTTTTGCGATTCATCATTTGTATTATTGTTAGTTTCGTTATATTTTTCATAATTATTTTCATAATCGCTTTCATCTTCATCACTGCTATATTTATCATCATCTTTTTCATTGTCACTGTATTCAATGCCGTTTTCTTCTAAACTAGGAGCAATAGGAGGTTTTTTAGTCATATAAAGATAAAATCCTGTTCCTAATGTTACAATGAGTCCTAACAAGATATTATTTCTCATTGTTTTCTTGTCTATTTTGCGGATCTTTTCTATTATTTTATCCATAGTATACTATATAATATCAATGCATATAAATTAATTTAACTTTTCATGAAATTATGAATCAATGTATCCTTGCTCATATTTCTTACTTCTCCGGTTAATATTGCTTGTTCGTATATTTTTGTCACTACATCGTCCGTGGCGTTACTTCCTATTTTCAAAAGGTTTTTTTTCCTAAGATATTGTTTAATATCGTGAATGGGTGTATCTCTCAATTGGGAGCACTCCTTTTTTACCATTTTTCTAGTCTTCATATCTTTTAGCAAAACAGAAACATTTCTTCCATTTTTACCAAGAAGATACTTGTACGTTTTAGTTACCATCTTTTTTCGTGTTTGATGAGGCCGTTTATTCTTAATATTTTCGGTTGATGAATTCGGAGCTAAAATAGAAGGATTTGTCGTGGTGTCAATCTGTACATTATTATTCGAAATATCCACTATTTCTTCTGAATTTTTAATAAATTCTTTATATGTTGGTTTAGACCCGTTTTTAATAGAGCTGTAAAGTGGCCCTTTATTATCCTTTACTTCTTCGATTGTGTTTGTATTTGGATCGAAACAATCTGGCATTTCTATTGAAACGTCACTATCTGATGGCCTATGTTTTACTGTTTTATTATGCCCTATGCCCGATGACAGTTCCTTTAGTATTTCAAGAGAATCGTTGAAAGTATTGTCCATTGGTTGTTCAACGGAGGGGGAAACAATAGGAGCAGATGTTTCTGTTTTTTGTTCAGTGGTTTTATTTTGATATTCTTTAATTCTCTCTAGTAATTTTTGTCTCAATACTTTTGAATTATTTTTATCAGACAAACACGGCTTTTCTTTTTTTCTAGTACCATTTAATGATTTTTTTTTTGAAACAGTGGATAAAAACTCTGAATTAAACTGGATCGTTTTGTTCATAATACATTTTTACAACAAAAAAATATATCGTGTAGTACTCATGAGATAATATAGCACCACACATTTATTAAATCGGTATAGATTTAATTAAAAAATAAATTGATTTAAACTCTACACAATCTAATTATAGTAATTATAGAAAAATGGATACTCCTAATACGACGACAAATCTACCCGCGCCAGAATTGATAGACGAATCAGAAAGAAAAAAGAAGAGGAGAATTATTAAAAAAAAGGTATGTAATACACTTCCTGTCAAAACATCAACATCAGGATTAGAAACGACGCTTAGACCAATACATTCAACAAAAGACGTAGACGTTGTTCATAAAAACATCGATTTGAAAAACTATATTGAGGAACCGTGGGACGTCCTTGGATCGTATTTTGATGGAAAACATTTGCGTCAATTGGTAAGACATCAGATAGAATCATACAATGATTTCGTTTTATATCAAATCCAAAGAACCATATCAATGTTCAATCCAGTCAATGTATGCTCGGACCAAGATTTTGTTAAGGACGCAGGCAAACACAGTCTAGACATTCAAGTAACATTCGACAAATTCAGTGTGTATCATCCACAAATTCACGAAAATAATGGAGCGACCAAAATAATGTTCCCACACGAAGCAAGATTAAGAAATTTCACATACGCATCTAATATGACTGTGGATATGAACGTTAAATATACCATTCGTAGCGGGATTAAATTAGAATCCGAACAGGTATTCTACAAAGTATTCCCGGGGATAAACATTGGGAAATTACCAATAATGTTAAAATCGTGTATTTGCGTATTGGAACAATATAAAAACGTACCTCACAACAACACCAATGGAGAATGTAGTATGGATACCGGTGGATATTTCATTATTAATGGTTCTGAAAAAACTTGTCTAGGACAAGAGCGTATAACTGAAAATCTTATTCATTGCTTTAATATTTCAAAAAACAATAACAAGTGGGCTTGGTCGGCGGAAATAAGGTCAGTACCGGATAATAAGTGCATATCTCCAAAACAAATATCGATCTATATTTCTTCAAAAAACAATGGGATGGGAAATAGCATATTCATACAGATACCTCGGATAAAGAACCCGATACCAATCTTTATACTGTTTAGGGCTCTAGGTATTACTTCCGATAGGGAAATTTGTCGATACATAGTATTACACGAGTCCGATAGCGAAAAAAGCAACGAATTCATGCTTGCATTAAGAGCTTCTATTTTAGAAGCAAACACGATTTTAGACAAGGAATCTGCTTTAAAATTTATAACAGGTCATGCGATTTATACGCCTCGTAATAATATAGAGAAGGAAATAGGGGCAAGGAAAAAAAGCGAATTCACAGTGGAAGTTTTGAACACCGATTTATTTCCACATTGTAAAACTTCAGAACAAAAGTTGTATTTCCTGGGATATATGATCAATGAATTACTCAGATGCAGTTTTGGATACAGAATTCAAGATGACAGAGATTCTTATCTTAATAAGCAAATCGAATTGACCGGGACACTCCTTAACAATTTATTCAGAAATTACTTTAATAAATTGGTAAAAGACATGCAGAAACAAATCATTAGAGAGATCAATACCGGGTCTTGGCGTTCGACTGAAGACTATAGTTCAATTATCAACCTAACCAACATTTATAAAATAATAAAATCAATGACGGTAGAAAATGGAATAAAACGCGCATTATCCACCGGCGACTTTTGTATAAAGCATACAAATAGCAACAATAAGGTCGGTGTAGCTCAGGTATTGAACCGTCTTACGTATGCCTCCAGTTTAAGCCACTTGCGTCGCATAAATACCCCAATCGACAAAAGTGGAAAACTTATTCCTCCTAGAAAACTACACAGCACTACATGGGGATTTCTATGCCCGGCTGAAACCCCTGAAGGGGGGTCGGTTGGAGTAGTGAAAAACCTTAGTTACATGACTCATGTTACAATCGGGTGTAATAGTAACGGACTATATGATTTTGTGGCGCCATACATAAGCACGTTTAGTAATATGACGCCTATTCAACGTCTCAATGGAGTCAAGGTGCTTGTAAATGGTACGTGGATTGGAAACGTAACGTTAGACGCAATGGATTGCTATAATGAGATGAAGAATAAAAAATACAAGGGTATTATAAACGTGTATACTTCGATATTGTTCGATATAAGCAAACGAGAAATTCGCATTTGCAATTCAGCTGGACGTTTAACAAGACCCGTTTTACGTGTAAAGAATAACAAGCTCATTTTAAATCAGAGTCATATCGATAGAATATTGAAGAAAGAGTTGACATGGGAAGATTTATTGATCGACGCAAAAATAGACGAATCTGTTATAGAATACATAGACCCAGCTGAACAAAACCTTTCAGTCATTGCGATGGAACCGTCCGATTTGAAAAAGTCCGGCACATTCGTCTATAAATATACCCACTGCGAAATTCACCCAAGCACTATTTTCGGAGTTGTTGCATCTTGTATTCCATTTCCTGAACATAATCAATCTCCTAGAAATACATATCAATGTGCTATGGGGAAACAAGCGATTGGTATGTATGTTACGAATTTCGATACGCGAATGGACAAAACTGCTTACATCCTGACATATCCTACAAGGCCTTTAGTCGATACACGCATCATGAACCTGATAAAAATGAACCAAATCCCTTCTGGTTCGCAAGTAATCGTCGCAATTATGACTCATACTGGATATAATCAAGAAGATAGTTTATTGTTTAATAAGGGCTCGATCGACAGAGGTCTTTTCCAGGCCACTATATTCCATACTGAAAAGGATGAGGAAAAAAAAATACATGGAGACGAAGAAATCAGGTTTAGACCAGATCCTTCGAAAACAAAGGGAATGAAATTTGGAAATTATAACAAGGTCAATCAATACGGCGTCATCCCGAAAAACGTTCTAGTCGAAAACCGAGACATTATAATAGCAAAGGTACTCCCTATAAAAGAGGCTAGAAACGACCATACGAAAACAATTAAATACGAAGACCACAGTCATATTTTCAGAACAAAAGAGGAGTCGTATATTGACAATAATTATATGGAACGAAATGGAGACGGATATAATTTCTGCAAGGTTCGTATAAGGACACAGAGAAAACCTGTTATAGGCGACAAGTTTTCCTCTAGACATGGTCAAAAAGGAACGATTGGGAATATTATTTCAGAAGAAGATATGCCGTTTACAGCTAATGGACTTAAACCAGATATTATTATAAATCCTCACGCCATTCCATCAAGAATGACTATTGCCCAGTTGAAAGAAACGTTATTAGGAAAAGTATTGTTAGAAATAGGACTTTTTGGAGACGGTACTAGTTTCGGAAAGCTAGGGATTAAGGAGATCACCGCCGAATTGATTAAACTGGGCTACGAATCATCCGGGAATGAATTAATGTATAACGGTTTAACCGGAGAACAAATTGAAACGTCCGTTTTCATTGGGCCGGTATTTTATCAAAGATTGAAACACATGGTTTCGGATAAAACACATTCTAGAAGTATTGGACCTATGGTAAATCTTACCAGACAGCCCGCAGAAGGTCGGGCTAGAGACGGGGGTCTACGATATGGAGAGATGGAAAGGGATTGTATGTGCTCACATGGAGCGTCGAGGTTCAATAAGGGCAGAGTATACGACGCGTCCGATGCGTTTAGTGTTCATGTTTGTAAAAAGTGCGGAATGATCGCGGCTTATAACGATGATTTAAACATCCACAATTGTAAAATTTGCGATAATCACGTAGACTTTAATTACGTTGAATTACCATATTCATGTAAATTATTATTCCAAGAGTTGATTACGATGAACATCGCGCCCAGAATTATGACCGAATGAAAGTAACTATTGATATGTGAAAACAGTAATAAACACAAAATTTTGTCATTATATACAATAAACAAAAAAAAAACATGACCATTGTTCTAGTATTTGACACGGAAACTACTGGATTAGTAAATTCCAGAATTATCCAACTTAGTTTTGTATTATATGACATTGAAAAGAAAGAAATTATTTTTTATAGCCAAAAAAACAACGACTATATACTTTTGCCTGAATTTTACAATAGTGAAAATATAAATGAAAAATGGCTTATAGATAGAAAACCGATCGAAGATGAATTATTTTCAATGATAAATAAACTTGAAGAACAAAAAGAAAATGATACAAAGGACGAATATAGGAAAAAAAGGACATGTTTGGAGGAAAACGTCGTGAATAAAAACATTATCCCATTTGGATCGACAATATCTCACCGCATATTTGATTCAACTTTGTACAAATACGGCAGAGACTTGAATACCGCCATGAATGAATTCGTACACTATTTTTATATGGCTGATATAATTGCAGGCCATAATGTTCCATTTGATATTAAAATGATATGTAATGAAATTATTCATCTATTGAATGAAAAACACATTAAAATAACAACAGAAGAGAGAATTTCATACATACAATTATTTCACGAATTGATTGAACACGTCAACGATAGAAACAATGAAAAAACAAAACTAGTTGAAATGTTTCACCAAATCCAAAGTATTGTAATCGATATTGAACTTGTAAAAAATAAAAGGGTTGTTGAATGCACAATGAAAAAAAGTACTATAATATGCAGATTACGACAAGCATTTGAATATAAAAAAATATACTCCGCAGGAGAAATAACGCGATTGGAAGGATCTTTCGATCAAATGTGGAAATTATATAAATCTCCGCAATTATTAGAGGCTCATAAAATTATATTTGGCCAAAATGTCAATGGACAACTTCATGACTCGATAGTTGACGTTGCGGTTACATTGAGACTCTTTATAAAGTTGTATAAAAATATTGACATTTGTAATTATGGGTCTAGACTTAATAAACATCATGCTTTCCTATTTGAGTTGATAAATCCAGAAGATATAACCGACTCGAGAGATTTTCCTCGTCAACTCTTTTTCAAACAAAAAGAGGATCAAGAACTTTTTTATTTAGACCCAAACAATCATATTAAGCAAACAAAAGAAACGATATGGAAAACCTCGGAAAATACATTAAGGGAAATAAAAAAAGGATTCAAAACTCTTTTGCCCATAAAAATACTAGAAATGAAAATGAATGCTAATACCGATGTCGTCGCGATTTCACTCCCTATAAAAGAAGAAATCGTAGCATATAGTAAGACCAATCCTAGAAGAAATCCAAGACGTAATAAAAGGGTATTATAAATAAATATATTAATATAAATATTAAAAAAAAATAAAAATATAGAGTAATTTATAATAAGATGACAACTTTAAAAGATACTTTTCCAAGTATACTAGGCGGAGGGATTCCAGGAGGACAACCCAAGGGTGGGTTGGTTGGACTGATGGAAGGCGGTGGAGATAGAGGTATGTTTCGACTAATTATGCGCAATTCTTCTATTGGAAAAAATGATAATAAGCGAAAGCCAATGGAGTCGTCTGTTTACACCAAAAATAGAAAGGTTGACATTCTTACAAAAACGTACAACGAAGTTAGATTTTAAACGCTCCTTGTTTTTGCATCATTTTTGTTAACAAATAAAGACCGAATAATCCCAACGCACTAAAATATATTTTTATATATATATCGTCAGGAAACCCGCTATTTGAAATTATATCGTCCTTCTTTATAATTTCTGAAGGAACGGTGTCATACGATGATATTATCCGTTTGATATTATTAGAAGAGACATTTTCTGGAAATAAATTAGCAAAAACACATTTAGATTTAGATTTAAATGCCGGTATGGAGTCATCTGTTTCGACTATGTCATCTATTTCGACTATGTCATCTATTTCGACTATGTCATCCATGCTATGTCGACCAATCTCATATGGCGTAGAATCAACAACACTTTTACGGATATTATGATTACAATGGGTTTTTGGAATTGGTGTTGAATAACTGTACATACCCGACGACCGTCCACCGCCACGGTTTCTATTATTTCTTCCGCTACTTCCAAACGACCCTCCTTGGCCACTTGTGGTAAACGCTTCTTTACATGTATTGTTTGTAATTGGGTTTTTTTTGGTAGTAAAAGAACAAGCCGGTATATCAGAAATATCTGTATCTGTTACATACTTGGTTTCCACCGACTTAATGTTATTTTCATCAATCACTTGCATTGTAATCGCCCTGCAATCTGGTTTGGTTCCGTTAGCAAATGCCGTGAATATTTTCATAGGGTTAATTCTAGTTATATTTTCAAGTGTCCCTGGTATTAACCCTGAAAACTCTGTAAATTGAACACCTGTGCCAGACGTTAAAAATGGAATAACCCCGCTAGGTACATTATTTATATATATCGACCTATCTACATCATTTGAAGAAGCTTTGTCGCGGCACTTAGCACCCGTTTTTAAAAAAAACTTATTCCCTAGAGGTTCCCCAGTTGCTGACGCCTCTCCTTTACCTGAAACAAGAAGCTGTGTATAAGACATCAACCCCCTTATATCTTTTCCCAATGTTTCCAAAGTCCCCTCACCTGACATTCCTAATTCAGCTGGCGTTTTGATAAAATTATAGTATTTATAATCAGGACCGAGGATACTTTGTTCTATCTCTCCTTTAGCTTCACTCGAATTCTGTGGTTGACTGTTAGACATGTTTATAATAATATATAGTAACAATATATTATTATAATAGGTCTTTTATCCGCATCATACAAAGCAAGGCTCCGATTAACCCGGTCCTGATGTCTTCTGAAATTTCTTAATACATTCCAGAATCTTTGTCGATTCGTCAAAAGCATAGACCCCCCTTCTTTGTGCTAATTCTAAAAATCCAACGAGAACATTGAGTGCTACATTTTCATCTGTAACTTCGATATTAACAAGTTTTTGTTGACTACTTGAGGCAGTAGTAGAGGGTTGTTTAGCGTCTTTAGACTCCATTGTGTTTATACTATACCAGTGTGGCTAATCTTTAAGTTATTAAACGGGTAATTTATTAATTATTAATAAATGACTTCCTACATTATCACAGGCAGAGCCTTTTTAGACTCTGGGTTAATTCCTGTGGCGTCTTCCATTTTATTGTTCAGACCGGTACTCATGCTTTGTCCGATCTCTTTTAATCCGGTTTGTAGTTCAGAAATATCCGTAGTGTTCTTCTTAACATTGTTAGTTGTTTCCATCATTTGCTGTTTAATTGTTTGTATTCCATCTATTTGAGATTTTAAAAAGGATATATTGGATGAATTCACTCGAGCTATGTATGCCGGATCGGTTTGTCCAGGCGGTTCTATGTATGTCTGATTACTAGCAGGATCAATAGTATTAGCAGGAGCAATAGTATTAGCAGGAGCAATAGTATTAGCAGGAGCAATAGTATTAGCAGGAGCAAACCCTTCAAAAAAATCATTCTTATTCAGAAAGCTATAAAGTATAAAGACTAGGAACAACAACGTTAATCCATTGTGAAATAGCATTATCATATATTATATTAAACACATTTTTTTTATATTTATTGGTATATAATGATTTCCCTCATTTATAGAAAGGAACCATACGTCTCTTGGAAAAACAACACTTCTAAATTAGAAATAGTTCCGACTTGGTCTAGACCTATACAGAGCAATTCAGCGCAAAATGGAAATACATTGAGAGCAAAACCTTTGAAACACTGGAGAAAACAACTCATTCCAGAACCCAACAGTGGCTCTGGTATATCGTCCATCAAAATTCAAGATAATCCAAATAGCTCTACTATTTCTAATACAAACAACTCTTTGGCAAAGGGGATTATTGGACCATTAATTAATAAAACTAATAATAGTTATGAAAATGTAATAAAATCCGCAAGAGTTTCAAACATCGATAACCACTATAATAGTTCTGCTTCTTTCATGCAAGGACGGGCTATGTTATACAGACAAAAATTATCAACAATTCCTATTGAAGGACCGAATTACGTAACGTCGACCGGAGCCATTATATGGCCTAGCGATGATCCAGAAGGAACTCAGAACAGGTCCTCTATAGGATTTTCTAATGAAAGATGTAATTTTAACCTTTCTATATATAAACCAAATAATAATCAATTTGGAGAACAAGGCGCGGTTGATTCGTCTTCTAAAGTATCTAGGCTCAAATATAATACAATTCATAAAGGCGGATTGGCGTTTTCAAGCGCATGGAGTGCTTACGCTGAGAATACCGGTAAACCATTAATTAATAATCATACCAAATGCTGTCTGTAATTATAGTAAAATCTAGCAAAAAAAAGAAACGCCCATAGTTAGACTCGAACTAACAACCTTTTGGTTAACAGCCAAACGCGCTACCGGTTGCGCCATACGGGCATCTTTACACCATCTAATAGTGTTTGATAATCAAAAATCTGAAATTAAGGTATTTATACCTATCCTCTTTCGATTTCTCATTCAAATTGAATTAATTATCTAAGTGTCAGTTAAAATCTTACGCACCGTGTAAATCATTAAAGACCCTTTTTTTCTTTTTAATAATCATATATAATTATCTGATATTTTTATTAAAAAATAATATTTTCATTAATCCACTTTATTATACAAATGTTGATAGGAGAGAATAAATTATTCAAACAACTAATATAGGTTTCAAAGTCTGACGGATTTTGTTGTAAAAGTTTAAAAATGTTCAATATAATGTTATAATGTTCCGGTTTATAAATATCTCTTATTTTAATAAATATAGAATCGATATCATTTATTATCTGCTTTTCATTTTCCTTTTCATCTCCCCTTTCTATGAAAAAATCTGGATTTTCCAACATTGTTCGATACATTTTCAATGTATGTAATAAATGTACGTTACTATCTCCTCTAGAATACGTTTGAATAATTTTATCTATACCGGACTTGCATAATTCATTCAAGACATTATATAATTCGGCAGTTTCTCCACCTTTTTTCCTCATAAATGAGTAGAATTTATTGAATCTATTTATAACACTAAACAAAAAGAATAAATCATCCTTCTTGTCTTGATTTAGAGACCGTGTCACGCCTTGTGACCATGTAGGTATCTGAATTTGTAAAATATTGTTTACAATAGAAAGTTTACTACCTATCGGGCAATAGGATATCAACGCCAATTGTATAATAGATTGTAATGGTTCTAGAATCATATCGAATCTCTCCTTCTTATCATTTTTTATAAAGGTGGAGATGTATTTAAAAAAATACTCCATATAATATAATCTACTTATATCTTACACTATGATGATATTTTTAGATTATATTATATTAAATAATTTATATAAACAATGTATGTGATTGGTTGGAATTTTAGTTAAAGTTAAATCGGTAGTTTGAATGATTTATGAAATGGCAAATTATTTTTTTTACACCAATCAATACATTTTTTTATATTTTCATTCTTATATTTATATACACTTTCATTCGCATTTATCAGTTGAAACGTTAAAAGCATGTGTTGTATTTGATGATGGCCAAATATATAGTTTATTTCGTTTACGTTTCCTACAAAATAGCTTGGAATATCGTAAGAGAGAATTTGGAGAGGAGTATTTTCCGGCTGAACTGATTTCTTGGCAATATGATAGAACGCTTTAACCCATGCGTCCGTGTCTTCTATGCGAAAATATTTACACACGATATACTTTTCAGAATTGGTGTAACGACTTGTATTTGGCTTTATGAAATAAACTTCTTCGTATAAAAACGAGAGAATGTAGATTAGATCTATTGAAGATTTTTTAAACGTGTCGAAAACTTTTATCACAAAATGCCCACCTTTTTTCTGCATCGAAATAGCAAAGGCAATTTGACAAATAATCAAAGACAAGCTTGTTGTTTCTTGGTTATTAAAATCAGAAGAAAAATCAAACCCTCCGTCTGCTGTTATTATATCCATAGATGATTTGTGTCTAGCGTAACAATCTACCAGATTATCTAGATTTGTTAAATCGCCTGTTCCGTCACAACCCCTTTCAATCGTTACGTTTGTATTTCTTGTTATAAAGTTTTGACTTTTTCTCCATCCAGGTACGGATCTATTATTATCGTCAATAAGTGTCATTCCGTAATAATTATCTCTCCTATCCATTCGACTATAACACATTGCTTCTATGAAGCCCCCAGGACCTTCTGCTAAGTGATAAGAGTTTATACTATTCGGAAATTCTTTAACCAGATTAAATGTATTGATAATCTCTACCATCTTAAAAAAAGAACGAGATAGCGGGGTTAATTTGCAAACAGGACGACCATTATTATTTGGAATAGGAGTATTTATAAACTCGTAGGGATTTGTTATATTTCTATATTTTTCCCACATCGTTTGGTTCAAACCTATCCCATTTTTAAGGATGCCTAAGTGAGTAGAGAGATTCTTATTTAACGATGATTCGTAATTTCCATCATTTTTATCACCTTCATATAAACTATTTATTAAGACGGTCTCCTCTTTTTTTGTATAATGTAGTTTTGGTAATTTTTGATACATGAATAAAATAAAAAAATAGGTTTATATTGTTTTATAGAATAAAAACTCATCTGGTCCACAGGGTTTTCACAACCACAACTTTGTAATTAGCGAAATCATTTCTTTTTTATAACTTTTACCTTTCTAGTAATTTTTTTAACAACTTTTCCACTAGACGGCCCGATACCAGCTGTTTGTTTGAGAGTTGCGACTGACGATGATGATGATGATGGATTTTGTTCAACGTTCGCGATGTCTTTAGTTATGCTTTGTATATTTATAGAAGCATCATTCAGCGCGCTAATCAATGAGGCTCTTTCTTGATTTGACATAATTCTTGTGACTACCGGCAATTCTATTCTATCTATAGAATCAACTGACTTTATCAATAGGGCTATGTATTTTCCTAATCGTTTGTCGGCAAGTGCTTTATTTATTGCGGCCAACGCATTGTACAATGCGATTTGTAATTTATCCCTAGATTCTTGTAGTAGGTCTAATTCTGCGTCACTTAATCCTCTCCCTTCTTTTCGTTTAATAAGACCTTCATTTTTTTCTGCCACTTTTGCAGACTCTATTGCGTCTGCTGTTTGTGATAGTATTTCCATAATTTCCATAGTGCTCTTGGATATAGTTTTATTTTTTAGAGTAGGCTCTACATTCACTCTTGGCTGCGTTCTTGCGACCGTAGCTTTTTCGGTTTGTGCTTTTGCCTGTTTAGTAGTCTGTTTAGTATTAGATTCCTTCGATGATTCTTTCATTTTGGATTCTTCTTCTTCTTCTTCTTCTTCCTCTGCCAAGAGAGGAGATACATTCACATTTGCTGGTTGTTTTTTTACAGTTTTCATTATTACAATCTTTTTAGTATTGCCAATTGATGTTTTAGATTTTTCTTCTTCTGCCATAGGCGGAGCTGCACTCGCTTGTGCTTTTTTTATAGGCTGTGGCATTATAGATTCCTTTTCTTCCACCGGATTTATTGTTGTTAAAAACTGGGCTTGTACTTTATCTAAATTAACATTATCAAATCTTTTGACGTATACAAAATATCTATTCAAAAATGAAATTTGTTTTTCTTCGTCGGTCATTGTAATATTTCTATATGCCGCACCCCTATTTTGTTTTTGATTATTATTCATTTGTTTAAATAAATCTTCAAACATTCCGCTTCCAGAAGGAAGACCCATTTTTTGTGCTTCGTCAGTGCTCAATTTAACGAATCCGAAATTACGTAAAACGTTATCCAAAAATTTAAAATTTACCAGGTATTCCTCGAAATATTTTCCGATCGATTCCTGAAATACATCTATTGTATATCCTAGACATGACGCGTCGTCTCTAAACGTTGTATTATCATATTTTTTAACAATTTCCCAGATTTTTTCGTTTGGTTCATCACTTGTATAGATACTTACATTAGAGTTGATCTTCAATAGATCAAATACTTTTTCACCGTCATAACAAGTTCCAATAAAATAGCCATTTAATTTAGTATTTTCATAAACATTTCTCAAAAATCCAAAGAGAGTTTCCAAATTTTTAAACATGTAATGAATAGCAAACTGTATAGATGATATATCAAATCCACCCGACCCTATTCCCCATTGAGTAACAACGCCTTTTCCTATATCCTTTTCATTATTCGTTCCTTTACCCATGACAGCGTTTGTGATCTTTTTGTATTTTTCAATAGCAATAGCCTCTGTATTTCTTATATTTTTCGATGAATCACCTACCACAAATAACGCTGCCAAATTAGAATTATTTCTAAATTTATGTCTCATCCTGGTCTGGTTTAAAAATCTAGCACATGCACCGTCCATTCTGTTCTGGATATTATCTACAGATATGTCGATACCAAATACAAATTTCAATCTAGAATCTAACCATTTTGGAAGATCACCTCCCTTTCCGACAGCATAATCAATAAGAATAGATTGGTTTTGGGACACGCTGCCAAGAAGTTTCGATTTAACATATTTGTTATGAAAATTTCTCAACCCTCTCGTGTTATCCGCTGTCGTTTTTTTATAATACACTTCTTCATCTTCGTTATTTTCTATACCACTTCCTGTTTTAAGCATCTCGATCGAAATTGGATGATGAATTGTATTCCAATTGCTATTCGCAACATGATAAGGATTTCCAAAATTTTTCCCTCCATTTCGGAATTCAGCCGTTTTATCGTAACGTACGCGCAATGGTTTCCATTTCCACCCGTCATTTTCAGAATCGTCATATCTACACTCTACAATCATCTTGTCTTCAATTATTTCATCCTCTTCTGAAAGCATTGAGTTATCAATTGATAATTTTATATTACATATGTGCGCGTTTTCAATTGTCGGGTTTGTCGGATAAAACTTTACTGGTCTGTATCCGTCGACGTCTTCGTTGAATGAATCTCTATGAACAGACCCGTCAATAATAGTTTGAACTGGATCGATGTAACCGTGGTCTTTCTCGTTAAATCCTACCCTCAACTCTAGACTCTTGTACCGTTTCAATTCATCAACATTTAAATCATCGCCAGTAACTCCTATGAAATCCTTCCCTTCTGCCGTTTTTCTAGTCGTGACCAGGAAATCGATTGTATTGAACTCTGGTGGTTTCCATTTTAGAGAGAACTCCCACCCTCTCTTTTCGGGATCTAATGGTATGTATCCATCTTCCTTCTGTCCTACCGCCATCTTCATTGGCGTGAAGATGAGACCGTCTGTATTGTACTCGTACTCATCTTTATCTTTTTTATCAAGTAATATGCGACAGCATTCAAATATAGATTGTTGTTTGTTTTCAGGGTAGAATCTTTTAACGCTAATACGTAATGTACCTTTTTTAGGGACGTCGCCTTTTTCAGATTTCGTGTTAATAGAACCTATTGCTTCATTCAAAAGTTCTAACCTTCCTTTCACCTGGTCCGATTCCATTCTACGAGAGAATTGTTCTTTTCTAACATCACTGCCATTCAAATAATAAATGTCAAACGCTGCGTATAAATTTATATATAGTCTGTTCTTGTCATGTGTTATGTGCTCTCCGTCTATTATTGTATTAAACACACTTTTGGTTGTAGTAGTGATACCTGTGAATTGTATGTTCATGTTGGTGCTTATGAAATATAGTCGACCATTGTTGTTTATAAACAAGAGTTTTCGTTCACCGTCTGCTTTTTCAGTCACTGTATAATCGATCGTAATATTGGCCAAAAATCCAGATCCAACTACCGGTCTATCTGTTTTTATAATGTTTGGAATCTGCAATGTAAATGAAGAAGGACCCATGAAATGTTTAGGCATTATTTTCATACCAACATTGTATTTTTTTCCCTTTCCCCATATAAGACCCATGTATTCTTCCGCTGTTTCTTTTTGTTCCGTGTTAGAAATCGGAAAGTTTGAATTCTGGAATCCTCCCATTATTAATTTTATTGTATTACGCAGATAAGACGTTATCGCATTTGCGTTCATTTTCGCACATACATCGTTCAATAATTCGATTTCTATTTCGTACGTTGTTTTTGATTTTGAATTCATAATGTTTGACCCAATAAAGGTTGGCGATGTTGACGTTTTCACGACACTTATATCTATCTGTAAAGGACAGATTCCATTTTTTTTAATAAATGTAGTTCTATTCATGAAACGAAATTTCTTGTTCAAGTTAGAAATGTCTTCTTGCTCTTTATTTTCTTCCGTCTTGAGGGATACCTTAAAATTAAAGTCTTCGTAATCGAGTGAGTCTAATCCTACAATATTTCCATCCCCCCTTTTAACATTTAGTTTCACTTTATCTATAAACGCAGCGTCTTTTGTCAAATTATTATCCTTACAATATTGTATAATGTCAGACATCCTACTTATTTCTACTCTATACGATTTTTGATCGGGATATATTCTCAATAAATTCGTGTTTGAATTTATTGTAAACCCATCCGATATGATGCGTTGAATTACATTATCATTGTCGATTTTCGTTATTTCTTTTCTCGAGATACCTCTACCTGTTCCGAATTTTACTTCAAATTCTACTGTAGTGCTTTTTCCTTCATCAGATGAAGCCCTTATAGAGTCCAGATATATCCCGACGTAGTCGTCTAACTGTTTAGATTTAGATGACTGGGATGACATTCCTTTATATATAATTGAATTGATAATATTTATATATCAATTTAATTTTAAATATTATTTCATCAAAATATTGTATTGTCTGTCCTTTTTTGTCTATTGCATGAATAGTAATACCTCTTCATATAATTTATTTTTTGTTTTATGTTTGCCATTAGAATCTTCGATAGGTATACCCATTTTATTACATAAATCCTTCAATTCGGTTATTAGATATGAAGTCAAAGACTTTATGGGCTTACATACATTTTCTACGAGGTATAGCGAATCAATTATAAAAGTGTTTCCAGTGTATACGGCAAATTCGCCAGAGGGTTGTCTACATACTACATTTTGTATTTTACACTCATCATCTGAACCACCGCCAAAATCAAACATGTAATATTTTTTCCCTACTGTGACAATTAAAGATATTGAATGAATTACGCAAAGGGCATATACGCATTTCAATGATATATCGTTGTTGCTTAATAATTCGTTTTCCAAATCATTTCGTTTTATTTTCAATTCTTTTAGTTTCATAGAAAGAGAATCATTGATCATTTCAATACTTTCGAATTTCAGTTTCTTTTCCACTGAAAAGCTTTGAGAGATGTCCTGTTCATATTTTTCCATTCCGAATAAAACAATATAAAAACACCAAAAAAGCTTGTCTTTTTGATATGGAATAAAAAAATCACCCGATGCTATAGACGACGACAGAGCCGACGAATTAACCTTTTTTACCGCTTTCGACTTCTTATCTGAAATAGGCGGAGATGGAGATGCGCGGGTGATATTGTTCATATTTTCTGGAAAAAACATGAACGGTTTCAATATTTTTAGATTGGAATCGATTAAATTCTCCATTATTTATCGCTTTTTTTTTAATTGTAAATTAATGACATTTATCTCTTTATTATCTTTATTATTACACATATTCTTAATTAAAAATCCTTTCCTTTTAATAATATTTTTAATCTGTCTTTTTCTTGTTCTACTTTTGAAATATGACTTTGCTGTTCCTTTACATATTTAGCATATTTTTCTAAAAGTCCGATAGAATTGTCGTCGAGTTCTGTCAAATTTACAAACGTTCCATTATTATTTTCATTTAAATAAACAAAGTTTGCTTTTAGAATCCTTAGTATTTCTATTTGATGATATTTTGGCATTTGTTCAATACTTTCTTTCAAGTTATGAATAGTTTCTCTCTTTTTTTTATATGAGTTTTCGTCCTTTTCATCTTGTACATGAAACTCAATAGACATTTAAAATATAAACAACCAATGTGTTTAACTTATTTAATTACAAATTCACTTTATTTTTCTATTATTCTATCATTTCGGCAATAATATATATGAACTTGTCGTTTAACTCGAATTTTTGTCCGATTACTCTTACAACTATAGAGTCGTCTACTTTTACACTTTTAAACGCATCAGACTTGTTATGATAATCCCTAGATATAAATACAATCAATGGACTTGGGTTTTCGTCTGTTTCTGCCCTAATACCGGCCTTTGTAATGTTTTTTGCTCTACACGTTAGCTTCATCCCCTCAACTGGTAGACATATGAGACATTCGATTACGACATCGAATAATATATTAACTCCCCCCCTTATCAATCCACTAGAACTGCTTTTAATAATAACAGAACGTGGTTTAACGTAACCTTCTATAATACATTTTCCCTCAATTTGAGAAGCAACTCTTAATCTAAGTGTTTCGTTAATATTCTTTCCAATATTTACAATATTTACCGACACCTTTTTAGCAATCAGGGTTTTATGATAAATCGCATTTTTACCTTGATAGTGTTTTTCGTCGCGTTCTAGATTGTTTTCTGCTTTGTTTTCCATCTCTAGTTATTATATTCTTGCAACATTATTCTTAAATAATTAATCAATTTTTTTAATATATCCTTTTTTCAATTTTATTTCATTACAGTCCTTTTAGCGAAACTTCAACCTGTGTGTAAAACCATCTTTTATCGTTTACAGCTAGAAAATCAAATAGTCTGAGATACAACTCTTGAAAAATACATAATTCAATTCTGTGTTTTTTTGAGAGGGATTCTTGTGTATTTTTTATGTCTAATTTATTTTGCATATGTTTATTTGCTTCTGTTAAAAGTGAGGTTATTTGTGCAAGTATTTCTGTCTTTTCCTTGTGATCGCATCTAGCACCAGTATCTCTTAATGCTACCATGTTTCTTGTTTTAAATACAGCCAAGTCATTCTTAAATATGCTAATGAATCCCACTAATGAATTTGAAGTTTTATTTATATATTTTTGTTCCCACTCTTTTAATTTGTCAGTGTAATTATAATAATCTGAAGCCTCTCCTTGAGTCCACTCTTTCTTTTCGAGATTTAATAAAAACAGAAAAACTCCTCTTTTATTCATTTTCACGTTTAATTCCTCATCTTCATCATTCTTATTCGGGTTTTTAGGTTGTTTATTTGTTTGCTTCTTGTCGTATAAAAGAATTGCTTTTGATCTGGCATCTTTAATTATCATTTTTTCAGAGAAATACTCACGAATACCGTTTTTAAGATAAGTTGTATCATTAAAAGAAGAACCAGCCGGGTCATCCGAAGTGAGAAACTTATTCAATAATATTAAATGTTCTTCAAATTTCAATTCTTCGATTATATGTGCTATTAAAAATTTATTTGCCAAAAGTTTTGTAAAATCTTTATTTTGTTTCACAATATTGTGCATAACAACTCTAAAAAATTTGAACCAGTTTTTCTCTCCTCGATCAACAGCCCATTCTTCTTCTTCTTTATCATTGCCGACTTTAATTGAAATAATAAAATTTTCATACATTTTTTGAAATATTTTTTCACTGTTATCAGCTTTTACCAATCTCATGACAGATAGTCGATCTGTTTTTTCTTCTATTACATCTGGCTCTGCTAATACTGGCTCTGCTAATACTGGCTCTGCTAATACTGATGTCGCGGCTAATTTGACTTCTTGATCTTGTTTCGGTTGAACGATAAGTTTCTTAGAAGAAAAAAAATCATCACCTTGTTCTTCATAACCCACAGGAATTTCTTGTATCTTCATAGTGATTTTTTCATTCTTATAATGCAAAGGAGTGCTTCGTTCTTTCAATGATATATGCGAATTAATAATCTCGATTGGTTGAAATAAATATATATCACCAATGTTGATTAAATTGCCAATTCGTCCATAAAGGTCGTGAATGTATTCATTCGAATCAGTAATAAATCGGGTTAGGACATAGTTAATCTGCGACAAGGGATATATTTTATTAGCATTGATACTAGATACTAGGTCGCCTTTTGTATAAAAAAAACGTTCTTTAAACAACGCCCGAACTCGTTTCATAATCTTTTCTGAATTAACAAACATGAATTTTTTGTTATAAAAAGCACTAGGTTCTTCAACTTCATCTTTCATTTCTTCATATGGTCTACATTTATAGTCACATGATTCCATATAATCGCATACAGACGAGAATTCTTTATCACCCACACTATAATTTTGTATAATTGTTCCACTAGACAAATGTTGAATAACCGTTTTACCCATATTTTCAGCGGTAAATTTACTCTGGTTATAATTTAAAATACAATCCACTGATATTTCTTTAAGCAACCTAGTTACAATTCCTATCTGGATTGCTTTTAATTCGGCGAATCTGTATACATATAAATCCACTGCTTCCTCCTTACTCCTTGATTCTTTCATAATAGACCCATGCATGTAAATTTCTACATTTCGGTCTTTAAACGGCAAATCTTTGTGACTGCATGTTCTTACCGCCCTTCCTATAATTTGTTCAATTCTGCTCATATTATACCAAGGTTCTAATATATGAACCTGTCTTATGAACTTGAAATCAATACCTTCGGATCCAGTCTTTGATATTAGAACGACTTTTACGTTACCTCCATCTTTATTATCTAAAGATGTCAAACGTTTCAAGTCTTCTGTAATATTCGGAGATACATTTTTATTTCCAGTTATCATTACATATTTTTTCGCACCTTTAATATTACGTAGTAGGTTAATATCAGGTGCAGGTGCAGTGTTAAACAATGACTTTCCGTCCCCTGCTCTTGTAAATCCGAGTTCTTCAAGAGCTAGAGCAAGTGGAATAAGAGCTCCGTAAATATAATTTGAATAAATCAATATTACTCCAGTCGAGCTTAATATTTTTTCACATACACGTTTGATCTTACCACTATACTTTCCTATTTGACCAAAAGAGAATATTCTTCCATATTTTCCAATATCTTTATACTCGAATGTACTAGCCACTATCTTGGGGTTAAAACGCATTATTCTCATTAGACCCCGTTCCCCAATTAGGTCTTTCGGTTCGACTTGTCCTTCTTTATCTACCAAACTAACCTCATCCGCTTCACTTTTTTTTTCTTCTTCTGAATCCATAACAGTTGCAAAGTCCTCACTGGGATAAATAATATTCAGAGCTTGAAGCGGCTCATTCAGTGAAGTATATCCGAATTTCTCCATATTTTCAAAATTAGGCTTATTATCTTCATTCAAAGATTTTTTTAATGTGTCAATTGTATAATCGTAACCCAATTGCTGATAAGACCCTAGTTTTGTGTAGTAAATAGATATATTTTTTATACCACCCTTTATAGCAGTTCCATTAAATTGGTTAGTTGGATACACTTGGTCTGATGAATTTTCAGGTTCAAAGTCTTTTACCAACATTCTATAAGGGAAAGAATAAGGATTTTCTCCTCTGACAAACGAAACATACCCTATTAATTTTCTTTCCAACAACTCTTTTCCAATTTCAACTCCTCGTTCGCTCTTTACGAACGTTCCGTCAGAGTTAAAGACATCTTTTGTTTTAACCGTCGAACGTTTGTCGTTTACATTCATCAAATTAGTAAGCCAAATAATTTCATTGTAATTATTATACATTGGCGTAGCAGACAATAACAATAATCTTACGTTCTTAGTAGTTTTGACAATATCAAATAAACTAGAAGTAATTGTTTTACCCGTCGCTTTATTTATATCGCTACCGATTCTAATGTTATGAACTTCATCTATTATAATAAGACGGTTTTCAAATGTATTGAGTATTTTATTTGCTATCATTTCCTTTTTTCTTTCACCTGAAATAGTTTCATCGATTTTTGTACTTTTTTCAAAATAATTCGCAAATTCAATGTACCCCATGAATTGATAATTTTCGTTTATGATTCTCTTGACTTGAGTTATAATCTTCTCTCTCTTCATTTCTTTCGTATTCATAGGATTAATTTCCCTTATATATTTATTTCCAGTACACGCATTTATGTTCCAGATACCGTCTATCGATTCTAATTTTCTATCGTCGAATAGCTGTAATCTGAAATTATCCTGTACATTTGGAGTTGCGATCACTATAATTCGCTGATTTATCCCTACACGAGACATTGAATCCCTCATTTCTTCGGCGACAGAAATAGCCGAGCACGTTTTTCCACTCCCTAGACCGTGAAATAAAAGCAAACTATTGTATGGGGTGTGAAAAGATAGAAAGTTTCTTATAAACAATTGATGAGGGGCTAATTCATATTCTGCGTTACAAACTGAATCAGAATATTCCTCTATGTTATCGTGAATAGTTCCGTCGTATTTTGTTTCAGAAAACTCTTTTTTTTTAGCGATTTTTATATTAAAATTTGGATCGTTCAAATTAGGGTATAAAAAATCATAATTTTCACCTTGCTGAACTAGTTGGGTTCGTTCAGCTAATTCTTTTATATTAAGCTTTTCATTTTCTTCGTTTTCATTTTTATTTTCATTTTCATTTTCATTTTCATTTTCATTTTCATTTTCATTTTCATTTTCATTTTCATTTTCATTTTCATTTTCATTTTCATTTTCATTTATATCGACTTTAAGTGCATATCTTTGACCTAAAGGCACGGGATTCTCTTGTAAAGGCACTGGATTCTCTTGTAAAGGCGACGAAATAGATAACGTTTTTGGCTCTGAGTATTTTTCCACTACTACTCTTTTTTTTTTATATGTTTTTTTAGATGAAGACATTATAACTATCGGACCTTAATATATATTAAGAATATAAAGTGTATGTTTTTAACATTGTATCCACCCTAGTTAAAATGTCTTTTTTCTCCTTATTATATGGACGAATTGTCTTCATCGCCTCTTCATACGTAAACCATTTAACTTCACTAGTTTCTTGAGTTTCGAACATTTTACCATCATCTGTATTGGCGTCTTCCGCTTCTTGTTTCATATTTGCGATGTAATAAGAATGTTTATAAAGTTTATAATTCGACCCTATACAAATTTCAGAAAACGGCATTACATTATTAATTAATGTTAATTTATTCTTGTCATAACCGGTTTCTTCCTCAAATTCTCTCATGGCGCAAGACAAATCATTTTCCTTATAATCTCGTCTTCCTTTTGGAAACCCCCATTCAGGATAATCCCAGTTGGTTTTCGATTCGCTAATAATGGAATCTAAATTGTAATAAATTCCATTTGCGTATATCCCTTTTTTTAATTGGTCGAATTTCACACGTGCTTCATTTTCAACAGATCTGTGATTTACTCCCATACTACTTCCCCAAACTGAATGCCAGAGCGAATTGAAATCTTCTGTTAGTAATCTTTTTTTTTCAGTATTTGTCAATACAGATGAAATATTCTCCAAAAGAAGTTTGTCGTAAATATTGTACGTTCCTCTTATAAAACACACAAACCCGTAACTATCTTTCCTATGAACCATCAGATATTTATACTTGTTCGTATAACTATTATATTTAAAAGCAATGATCCCTAAACTTGTTATTGGATTTACGCAATTTGAAAAAATATGTCCGCTTTTTCCACATTTATTACATACTATGTCCTTTTTATACATTTATCTCCCTCTTTACTATATACAATTCGACAAGGTTTATATAGTTTAAATATGAAAGAGAATTATCTCGTTCGTCTAAAACTATAATTTTTAAAAATATCAATTGTATTATGCCAATTAATAATACAATTAATAATAATTATTACCTTGATCCAACTATATGGGGACCTCATTACTGGTTTTTTCTGCATACAATAGCTATAACATACCCCCTTCATCCGAACGAGGTCACTAAGAAAAAGTATTATGACTTTATTCAAAGTCTGCCTTTATTTCTACCTGTAAGTGAAATAGGGGATTCTTTTAATAAATTTATAGATAAATATCCCGTAACTCCTTATTTAGATTCAAGAGAGTCATTTGTGAGATGGATGCATTTTATTCACAATAAAATAAATAGAGCATTAGGAATGTCTGAAATGGAAATGGATAAAGCTCTGGAGATATACTATGATCGATATAAGCCAAGAATAGAAAAAGATAATAAAGAAAGAGCGAAACGAGAGAAAATAATATTCATAGCGATTATTGTATTTTTCTTCCTAATAGCAATATTATTGTACAATAAATAAATTATTAAATAAATAAATAAATAAAAAACACTATAATATAACATAACAAACAATCAAAAAAAATCAAAAAAATGAAGTTCGAATTATTAATCTTTGGTATAACTGGATTTTTGGTTATGAACGCATATTATGACGACAAGTATATTCAAATGTTAAAAACATGGAAAAAATATTATCAAATGGCCGGGATTGGGTTTGTTGGGTTATCTGCTTATTTATTTATTAAAAAATACCCACAGCATTCGAGTAGTCTATTCACCCATGCAAATAGTATAATTAAATGTCTACCTATAGACAAGAGCGCAGGTGATTTATTAACCCCTATGTTTAATCTTTCTCAGACAAATTTATTCAACGGTGCTCAAGGAAACGACCAATATAAGCAGAATACTCAGCCTAATAAACGAATGGAAACATCTGGTGGAAATGGAAGCAAAAGAAGCGTGAGTGAGACAAAAAAAAAGTTTGTTGCTTCCCAGCAGTCGTGGAAATGCGATTCTTGTAAACAACAATTATCGGCATGGTTTGAAGTAGACCACAAGACAAGACTTGGATCTGGAGGAACAAACCATATTTCTAATTTAGTAGCGTTATGTAGGGAATGTCATGGAAAAAAAACAGCTTTTGAAAATTTTTAATGTGGTTATAATATAATACTAATAATAACGTAAAAAATGTTCAGTTCAATTATTATTATCGCTTTGGTTATACAATATTCAATAGCATTGGGTATTTTTTATTTATGGAATCCATATGAAATAAGTGATAAGTATCCATCTTATACTATGATGTTTCTTCAAATGAATATGCTAGTGAATTTTATTATTTATTATTATTATACTAAAACTGATAGTAAGATAGATATGAAGAAATTGACTTCATTTGGAATAATTTTAATAGGTTGTATAACAGTGTTTGTTATTTTTTATTATATGTGGAAGATCATTCTAAATATACAGTCATTTCAAACTATATTCACCTTTTTAATAGATTTCAGTATTTTATTCGGTTTTCTAGGAATAATGGGGTTTTTTATTATTAAATACATTGGAGATAAAACCCCCGTCGAAGACGAAAAAGACAAAGGCAAATTGAATATTGGAGATAAAAAACCCGTCGACAAAAACGAAGACATATGGATTATTGTACCAAAAACAATTATAAAAATGGCCGATGGTATTAAAGGTCAATACAGTACTGTAACTAATATAGTATGGATATTATTCTCAATTGAAATAGCTCTTATTCTTGTTAGATTATTGCTTCCAAACATAATTCATTATATATCATCCCATGACAAAAGTCAATTAGTAGGTAAACCAATTTATTTGAACAAAGAAGAGATTTTAGGTAAATATGAAAATACGAATATTACAACAGATAAAAAGAAATTCTCATACAAATATTCAGTGTCATTTTGGTTTTATATCAATCCGCAGCCACCAAATACAGGCACATCTTACAACAAATACACTAATATTTTAAATTATAGAAATAAACCGAGCGTCCAGTTTCATTCTAAAAATAATAAGCTTCGAGTTCAATGCTTACAAAAGAATGACGACACAATGACTACTATATACGAAACCGATGCTCTTCAATATCAAAAATGGAATAACATGGTTATAAATTACGACTCGGGTAATATGGATGTATTTATTAACGGAGATTTAGTTGGTTCAAGACAAAATATAGCACCTTTTATGAGAGATGAAAGAATATATTCAGGAGAAAAAAAAGGAATAGAAGGAGGCATATGCAACGTTAATGTTTATGATCACGTATTAAGTCTATCTTCCGTTAGCAATACTTATCACTTGTTGAAAAACAATGATATACCTTACATATACTGAGGAAAAAAACACGTATTATTTTATCCATTTAGAATATAATATATTATTTATAATTATATAATATAATGGAGTTGTATCAAAAAGTTTTAATTGGCGTACTTGTAATTGTTGTTTTTTATTTATTGATTTATGTATTATACAACAAGAGTAGTAATTTAACAAACACAACTTTAAACGCAAAGGAGGTCAAAGTAGTTAAAGGAAACACTCTATCTTCTAATAATACAAATAATTATACATATTCAGCTTGGATATATATAGACGATTGGAACTACCGATATGGAGAAAAGAAAACAATTTTGTCCAGATTACTCACCGGTGGAACCCCAAGTCCATCCCCATCTATTGTTTTGGGTGGAACGGATAATGATCTTACAATTTCGGTTACATGTTTTGATGATAAGCCTTCAACTACAACCACACCTTCAACCACGACCACACCTTCAACCACGACTCCAACCGTTCATGAATGTGTTATAAAGAATATTCCCATTCAGAAATGGAGCTGTATTATTGTAAGTTTATACGGAAGAACTCTAGACGTTTATCTAGAGGGTAAGCTAGTAAGAACGTGTTTACTTAAAGGAGTACCAAAAATAGCAGATTCTAAGTCTGATATAAATATCACACCGGACGGCGGGTTCAGTGGGTTCACTTCAAATATCCAATATCTCAATGTAGCAACCAATCCTCAACAAGCATATAATATTTACAAAGAAGGAATGGGTGGAAGTCTTTTAGGAGACGTTATGAATAAATATAAATTAAAGGTTTCATTTCTAGAAAATGATAAAGAAACATCAAGTTTCCAAACATAAAGAAACATAAAACATATTCTAAGTAAAAAATACACTATCCTTATATATTTTCTATTGTGTTATATATAATTAACATATGTCTAGCGATAAAGATAAGAC